AGCATCAGCTCTAGAAAGTAACTGATAAAATAACATTCTTGTAAATAAAGAAATTTTGCTCCATTCAGATTTAAACTTTACTCCAAAAATAGATAATATAACATATACACCAAATTGATATTCTCCTGTAACTTTTAAACCTTGGGGGTCGGCTCCAGGATTACGAAGGTTTTCACTTTTAACAACGACTACTGGTTGAAAACGCATAAGTTCTGCCAAATTTAAATCAGGGCTACGAAAAATTTCAAGAAGTTGGTCTAACTGAGCTACTAAAGGAGAATGTAGCAGTAACATAGGAACAAAATATCGTAAAAATAAATCAAAAGCTTCAACGGATGTTAAAAATTTACCTTGTGCTTTATAGGTTAAATCTTCGGTCTTGACGCGTTCTTTTATTTGAAGTAGTTGAGTTAAAATACCATTTTCTTGAATCGCACTTAAGAATTCGACTCCTTTTTTCACAACAAGTTGCAAGTGAGGATGAAGTAATCCTTCAGCTTCTGCGCGGACATGAGTGGGGTGTATCATTTCCCTACAAGCGGTTTCTAATGATGTTAAAGTAGTTCTAGGACCAACTGGTGGGAATGTAGATGTAGGTGTAGGTAGTTGAGGAACTCGTGAATAAAATACAACATCAAGGTGATACAAGTGTAACAATTGAACAAAACATGATGCATAAGCAGTCATAATATTATCTATTTCGGCGCTTAACAACTTAAATGCTGGATTATAACCATAGTTTATAACACGACCTAATATTTCAAGCATGGTAGTTATTTCTCGTCTTTGTGGTGACCCTTCCGGATATAAAAGTCGTTGTTGAAATTGAAGTAACTCTGTGTCAATTAGTTGTCTTTGTAGTGACCCCTCTTGGTATGACTGCTGCGCTTGAAGTAACTCGTTAATACGTTGTTGTGACCCTTCCGGATATGGCATTTGAAGTAACTCATTAAAATGAAAAAATAAAATACTTGCACATATGCCGATTCTTTTTAATTCTTTATTAATTTTCTGTGTGACAAATGCACGATTTGTGAAATTTTCAATACTAAATAGTGTAAAAAAAATATCAAATAATACTTTAACAGGCGAAGAAAATCCTTCATCGGTGCTCATGGAATATCTACTTATTTTATCTGCGATATCACCTATATTTGCTGGTATTGCTATACCTGTATAATCACTATCAAAAATATAATGGGATATCTTTACAATATAGTCTCCTGATGCCATTTTAGGAACGAGGTCGAATTCCGCAAGGGCGGATTTTGTAAGACGATTTTCACCGAGTGGAAATTGTTGGAGAAATTCGCTGAGACCTTCAGTAAAAAGAGGATTAGGATTTTCAGCCGTATTTCTATTTATCTTACTTAGAAACTCCATTGCATTACAAGAACTTCTTGCTGAAGAAAGTTGAAAGTCACCTCCAACCAGTGACATACCAATAACTGCAGGCTCTCTTAAAAATAGTTCTGCAAATTGACTAGATATGCAAAAATCATCAGTTATTTTTTTGACACCAAGTTGACAGCATAGTGTAAAAAACATTAAAAGCGTTTGAATATACCCAGGGTCTAAAGCACCAGCTCGTCCTGCAAAAGTCAATGTTAAGTCTGCATCGGAAGGTATATTTAATGGTTTGACCATTTCTGCTACTAAGGCTTCAGCATTAACACCACCAAGACATGCAATAAGTAGAGGATTAATTGAAACTACCGAAGTAACATTATATCTTGTCCTAAGAACTTCACCCAATTTATATATCATTCTACCACCACATAATGAAACTTGAAGTTCCATTTGTGGTCGTAGCATTTGAATAAGTTGAGCAATTTGTCTCATGATAGGGTTAAATGTATGAGCACCTGAACCGGAAACACCACTTTCAATATTACCATCAAATAACATTTTATATGCTAATGTCTCACCAGTTTGTGATGTATCGACAGAATTTGCTACTAAGTTATGTAGAGCAGTAATCATATAACTTTTTTTTGAGTCAAGTTGTGGTTCAGCAAGCGTGTCTAGAAAATGTTGAACAAATCGAGCAAATTCTCTGAGACGTTCAGTGTTACTAGATAGTGACTTAAATAGTTGAACATCTATATCAGGCATACCACATAAACAATTAAAATCTTTTGCACAAGCTTTTGATAAAAGAGCAAAACATAAAAGCATATAAAGATTTTCAGGTGATAAAGGATAAGCTTGTGGGGGAAAATCTGTATTTGTCATAGCTACTACACGAAAAGTGAGTAATGTAAAAATATTTCCATTTAAAGTGAGTCTTACATTCCACACAAGGTTTGTTCCACTGGGTTCAGGGCAGTCTACATCGACTTCTGGAATACGAATAGGGGTGGTAAATAATCTTCTTACTATCGTTTTAATATTTGTAGTTATCGATTCTATGCTAGTTTTAAGTTTAATATTTGGTATCATATCTTTTGTAGCAATTCCATAAAATGAAAGCATTGGAACTAACATACTTTGCCCTTCTGGACCTGCTACTAAAGGGTGATTTCCATATATTTTCATACCATGAAAGTGTCCACTAAGCCATTGAAAAAACTCATCACCTTTTGCAAGTATTTGTCTTTTTAAACTATCCCTAAGAGTGCATAATATTGTTAGTTGTTGTTGTAAGTTTAAGACAGGTTCATCAGGTGCTTGAGGAGTAGAGTCCGAAATTTGTGATTCAGCGCCAACACTAAATACATTATCATCATCTACATCGCCTGATGGTGACAATCCCATAAAAGCTTGTTGTTCGGCATTTCTTTCATTATCTACTTTTCCGTCTCCGTCTTCTATTTCTTTTTCTACATCATAAACATAATCATTCATTGCAACAAGTCCTTTAGTTGCAGCAAATTCTAATGGACCACCTTGACCTTCAACTAATTCAAATAATCCCATAGCCGCTCTCAGTCCCCTCGGTGATAATGGTGTCCCTGGATCACTTTCTTGACTCATTTAATTAATTTATAATACGATAATAACGGAACAATAATATAATAATATATATACTATTATTATATTATAAATACACATAACTATGCCTTATTCGAACTACAAATTACAAATTACAAATTACAAACTACAAATAATTCCACCATAGTGTCCCATTCTTTTCTGTTAAGTATTCGTTGTAGTTATCAATAAAGAATTTCTCAAAATATCTCTTACTAACAACCATTTTATTACACTTGTATCCCCATTTGCAGTAAAAGTCATATATCGTATGAAGAGGAAAAGAAATAGGTAGTGTTGTAAGTGTGGGTAAGGTTGTTACTGCGGCAACATCTTTATTTTTATGTTTACCCTTTAAAGATGTGATGGAATTTTCATTCCCAGTATGCATTTTTTTAAATTCTTCAATGCATGCTAAAATTTCTTGTTTTTTATCCCATAGTTTGCATCCAATATTCATCAAGTATTTATCTTCTTCGATGCAAATATCCGGCAAAAAGTGTCGAATGAATCCTAAAATAGTTTGGTCTGTAATTGTCTGGACATTTTTCTGGTTTCCGTGATAGACATTTCCATAGTTTAAAAATAGTGTCGACAATTCATCAATTTCAAGTTCGATTTCGCTATGATTGCATGTAATATTTTCATTCCAGAAGGACATGAACTTGCCTACAAGTGGCAAATGTTTGCTCGTGACATTCAAAAATATTTCTTGTGTATCCTGAGTGTCAGTGGCTGTGCTGGCACTAACAACTTCGGATAAATTCGATTGCAGTTGCAATGGTTCGCATATCCACTCAAAACGTTTCATAAGGTGTTTTTTGAGAACATTTGTAAAAAATACATTCGGTATTTTCTCTTCTTCGACAAATAGTTTCCATAAGTAAAGCATATTTTTCCATGTAATACGCGCACTGACATTTTGACATGGTTCCATCGTCGTGGATATAAACTTCGTCATTATTTCATCATCGGTGATAGTTTTCAAATAAAAAGCATGTTGACGCATTGCATGGTCTTTGCAGTGTTTTTCAATAAACTGGTCGGCACTATTAAAACGTGTAGAATAATGCGCGGCAACACAAAACAAGTCAAGCATACTTTGTTTTTGAATGATACTCGATGAGTTATATGTAGATGGACTTTTTGGTGTTGAAATCCCACTTGATGATACAAGGTTTGTGTTTAGATTTGAAAGCGACGACAAGGACGACGACGACATCGAATGTGAAAGACCGATTTTAATACCTTCATTGTGTGTATAAAAAGGGAACGAAATAATATTTTCAACGACGTCAATAATACGGCACTCTTCGTATTTGTGTTCATAAAATTTGAATTTGATATGGTTCATCATATTAGGTGTGCCAAAAAGCGCATAACTTTCCTCACTAAGTTCGCTAATAAAATGTTTCGTTTTTGATGGGATAAAATATGTATTTGTATTTTTTCGAAGAAGTATGTCGCCAATAATAGTGAGAAAATATTTTGCACTATCCTTGTTTTTGAATATAAATGGCGTAAGTGCGTTTAGTATTCGCTGAATTGTTTCGGACTCAGGAATGGACGAAAGAAGGTCGCGTTCTTTTATTTTTTTGATAATACTATTTTTGATTTTATATTTCCAAATCGAAAGTTCAGGGTTTTGTTGGTCGGTAATCGTGGTTCTTATGTCGTGCTCAATTTCATCTTCATTGATTATTTTATAGGTGTTGTGTTGGTAAACGAAAAAAAGGTCAATATTTGGGTTATAATAGTATGAAGAACTATTGATAAATTCGCGTATAAATTCGTCCGATGTTTCTTCTAATGTTTTACGTCGTTCTTCGCGCATATTTCGTTCATCGCATTTTTGCTGTAATAGTGTAGGGAGTGTATTTTTTATATAGGATACAAGTTTTGAACGTGTATAGTCGTCTTCGAAATATTTATCATGCAGTCCTTTTATAATATATAACAATTCTGTACATTCGATATCGGGGTCAATTTTTGGATTAATCTTTGGAGAATATTTGTCCGATTGTATTTGGATAGTTGACATGTTTATTGTGTTTGATTGTTTGATTGGTTGTTAAGTGACGGATATATATAATATAGTAAAACGTTTAATATATTATAATAAATATTTATATATTGATTAACATGTTCCTTCTCCCAAATTACAATACCACTAAAGTCCCATCTAAATCCATTAGATAAGTTGATACTTTAAGATTAGGATATTTACCATTAATTGTTTGAGTAAATGTAATAAAATTAGCCTTATGCATGGTAATTTCAGTTGCTCTATCAATCGACGCTAAATTATAAAATATTTTATATGCTCCGCAGTTCATATGATCTATTACGATAACATCAGTAATTTCATGTAATTGTTCTGCTAATTCAATATGCTTATCAAGTGTTTCAGTCCATGCGGAAAATAATGTTTGATTATATCCTAATGATGCTCCGGCTAATATAAACTCGTCATAATTATTATTTAAATTGATACTATTTAAAAATAAAACAGCATCATCTCTCAATCTAAAATCAATGCAAGTGATAACTATTGCTTTTGCTTTGTGTGCCGTCAATTGATTCTGTGTTGCCATGCCAGGAATTTGTGTATTTAGAATTTGTGTTGTTCTTTTTTGTGACGCTCTGTTTATTTTAGCTCTCGTAACTGAATAATTATAACTACCAACACCTGAGCCGGGAATGAATTTATTACGTATATCGGCCGGAACTCCTAAAATTAACCCAAGACGTTGATTAACTCTCATTATATAAATATAAGTATAGAATAATAATCTTTATTTTATTAATCTTTATTTTATTAATCTTTATTTTATTAATCTTTATTTTTATTATTCTTTTTTGTATTTCTATTTTTGACAACTTGCTTTGTGCTATTTTTATTTTTATTTTTAAACATTTTCATGAAATTTTTCATATCTTTTTTATTGTATTTACCACCATCAAATTCATCATCATCTATGGGAGGACGTAATGACGACGTGGGTTTGGTAATCACATCTTTTTCGGTAGTAGCAGCCACAGCAGAAGGAGCAGCAGCAGAAGGAGCAGCAGCAGAAGGAGCAACAGCAGAAGGAGCAACAGCAGAAGGAGCAGCAGAAGATCCGACTAGTTGTTGTCGTGAAGGAGGTAATGATGTTGAAGTTGATGACGATGACGTCGATGATGACGATAACGATGACGATGACGACGATGACGATGACGAAGATGACGAAGATGAAGAAGCAGTTTCACTTCCGGAAAAAATATCGCTTTTTTTTGAGGTGTATACCGAATCTGTATATTTTACTATTGCTTTGCCTGCATCTGCAACATTATCAGCCAAAATACACTTACAAGTAACCCATGGCCTTGCAGGACGAGGCTCCAAATATTTTTTCTGGTTATCCCAAAGAATATATTTTTTACAAAATGTATCTGGATCAAAAGGTGCACCACACGCTCTTCCCCATATTGCCAAAAATTGGTTTTGTTTATAAAGTTTTGAAGATCCTACTTTTGCATCAACTGCACCGCGGGGTTGATTTGGTTTGGGTCTTGCAGGGTCTGACATATATTCGCGCTTATCTTCATCGTAGTGTGCGCATATCGTT